CCTGGTTCTCGCCATCTGCGTTCAGACCAAGACCGAGGATGGTCGCTGAGGCGCTTAAGATACCCTGGTCATTGCATCCGACAGTTAATTCAACCTCGAAATCGCCGAGTTTATTGTTTGGGACACGGTTGTCATAGACGTCAATCATACCAGCATCAACTTTCTGACCGGCAATCAATGGGAGCGATAATAAGATATTTTGGGCAGTGGCTGACTCAACATTAATTCTATTAAGACTATAAGCGTCGTCAGCACCATCAGTTGTATGCGATTCAACATAATTGATAGCACCATTAAGATTGTATGTAGCCTCAATAAAATAAGTGAACCCAGCACTGTGGTCGAACGCCGTGCGCGCAGCAGCAGCAATATCATACATAATATCATGTTTAAGTGTTTGACCTGTACCGGCAAGATCTGTAGATGTGATATCAAGTAGTCCAGGAAGCTGGAGACCAGATTTAAGGTCGTAGTCAACGGGGAGGGGTGCAGGTGCAGAAGCCATTTTATAATAACTAAAGATATAATACTTTTTACCAAAATTTTAATGCAGATATTCAATATATTGAGCAGGCATTCAATATATTGAGCAGGCATTCAATATATTGACCATTACATTAGCCAAATTAATATCTAAATTGTTATTTACTATTTTTTTATCTAAATTTCCTAAATTATTTTAATAACTAAAATAACTAAATTAAATAATTTGGATAATTTTTTGTATCTCTTTTAATGACTAATATTATGGTGTTTTAAATTATTCTGATAGCTTGATATTTAATAAATTGGAAAAATCATTTTGTAAAGCAATATTTATTGAACCAGATACAAATAAGTCTCCAAAATGGTATTTTTCGCCATGATTATTAGAATGCTCATCAGAATAATCATTAGAAAATCTATTGCAAGGTTTATCAACAGTATTATTTTCAATATTTTTATCAAGCATATCATCTTCAATATCTTTATATTTTTCATCAAAAATTTCAATAAGTTCATTATACGCGGCCGTTTTACCTTTTTCTTTAATATATTCTAGAACACCTTGATATTTATCATATTCTATTTTTTTAGTATTATATAGATAAATATACCATGCTAAATTAATATTTAGTAAAGCTTGCGCATAGATAAGATTTTTTGGTTTTTTAATGCGAATTCCAACGCAACCAACCATTGCAAAACCACCACTATTATTTCCTTGACATACAGCCAATTCAGTCGCGTATTTTTGAACTAATTTTTCTAATTCACTAAGTTTATTATTTAAATTCACAACTTTAGTCTCTAATTGTAAATCATAAAAATACATACTTCTTCCACGCACTAATACGTCTAAAATACCTTTAAATAATTTTAGTTTATAATCCGGAGTTGTACCAATATTTTCTAATTCAATATTAATAAGACCCATTAATCTTTGAAATTCTGTAAATGGTGGTAATTTATATGGTCCAGCATTAAGATATGGGTCTATAAATTGTTCATAAATATTTTGTATTTCGTGTTCTGGAATATTAGGAATATTAAATATTTGTTCAAATGTATTATTGTATAAATTAAGATTTTTTTGTATTATAGTTTCTGAAATATTAATATTATTTAAAATATTATTGTTTGGTAATTCTATTAGATTAATATTTTTATTTTGATTAGTAATTAAATTATTGGTAATAACAATTGTTGCATAATTAATTATTGCATCCGTAATATCTTGTAGTGGTTCTTGTATTATATTACGAGAAATATGACCAGTATTACCATTACTTGATTTAATTCCTAATATACTTCTTGTTCTAATACGTTTTGGCATATTACTTATTAAATTATTAAATTATTATAAATAGTTTTAACAATTTAATTAAATTATTACATACTATATATATATATATATATGAATTTTTGTTTAATAGAACAAGAAGTTAATCAATCAAAATTTTTGCTTGCAACACTGATAAGTATTGATTTTTTATATAAAAATTACAACATTTTAATAGCGTGTTCTGATAAAACTAAAGAATATTTATTAAATTTTCCATTAAAATATAATGGAAATATCACTTGGTTAATTTTAGATAATCTGGATGATAATAACATTCGATATCCAAAAAATATGATTATTGCAATGAATAATGCTGTGGAATTATTTGGAGAAGCACTATTTATTGATTACCGAGTAGATATTATAAATAAAATTCATATTAGTGATGAAATAAAAACACAGGGAATCGGATTTGTTTCTAGATCAGTAGATTATATAGCAACAAATATTGAACAAAAATATATCCTGGATATTTTATATATAAATGACGTTAAGTATCTTAACATAATCGATAATCTTTATAGAGGGAATATTGATGAATGGGCGAATTTTTCCGTTGATAACTATTCTAATGACGAATTAAGAGAAATTAATAAAAAGATTGTTATTTTTAACATAAAATTATCTACAATTATTAAAAATGAATGCAATTTAGATAAATTTTTTCCACACGAAACATTAATTTCTACTGAAGACTTCTTTGCGTATAATAATAAACTTCAATTAAAAGATATAACACTTAAATGGGAAATCCCAAAAAATCTTGTTACTGAACGTATTAAGGTTTTAGAAGAAGTCAAAAAAGAAGATACTAGTTTAATAAATATTTCTTGTTTAAATATAAGGTCTACTCAGGTAGATAAAGAAATTGTTTTAATTAATAAAGAAATATACAGTAGAATGGCTAATTATAACATTATTTATATGTTATTAATTAATCTGAAGTATTCTAAGAGAAAGATAGAATTTGTAATGCCAAAGCGTGAAGGAATTGGAATATGGGATAGAAAAGATGATCCGCCTGGATTATATGAATTAATAGATATGATAACAAAAGATAATGTGTATTTTGATAAAATATATATGCCGCTGGATTATTTTTCATTTACAAATTTTATTATAACAGATAAACCATCCCATTATTGGTTAAATAATAATATAACAAAATATTCTGGGTTTTTTATATGTAATTATGATGATACATTAGATACTGCAATAAATAAAATAAATATACCATCACAGTTTGGATTTTATTATAGTGATTATCCTAAATTATTAGAAGAATATTCACAAGAAGATACCGAAAAATCCAGATTTTGCATTGAAATATATAAAGATAAAATTATAGAATATGAATTATCAGAAGACCAAATATCATTACACAAAAAAAAAATAATTATTATTAATACTCCAGAAGAAAAATTACAAATTATAGCAGAAACAACGTTTGTTTTATTTGATAATGTTGATATAAATCAGCTAGCGAATTGTTTTGGATTAAAAGCAGTTCCAGTGTTAAATAATACTTGCATAAGTAATTTTAAAGATAAAAATATTTATATGTTAAATTGTGATACAAATTATATAGTTGAGCCAATAAACTGGGATGCTGCAATTAATAATAGAGAGATTATTATAGAAAATAATAATAAATTCTATAATGAGCATGTTATGTATGATAAAATATTAAATATAATATTAAAAAATTTCTTTGATATTTGTTATGAAAGATTTAGTTCTTAAATCTATTCTATCTTGTATAATTTTGATTTTTATATGGAGAATTCAATGATTCTATTTCTAGATTAATAATAATATCATTGTTGTTTAAATTTACAACAACTCCGTTTTCATCTAATAATCTAAATTTAAGTTTGGATAATCTGACTGGTCCAAAATATCTCCGATTTTTAAATACTCTATCAGAAGAGTCTTCAAAAATTAAATTAAAAAAATCAGCAGTATTGGGTATTCTTGCTAACACATTAAAAACACTATAATTAAATGTTGATTCATGATTATATTTTAACTCAGTATTTGATCTAAACACTTCACTCTGATTTTTATTATAATCATCGACTTCTAATAAAAAATAGTGAGTGCCGATTAAATTTACTATAGCTTGTGGGTTAATCCCAACATTTAAAATATTGGTTGCTTTATGTTGATAATACGGCAAATATCCATCTACACAAGCTGATTTATATTTATAATCATAATAATCGTCGTCGCACGGTGTAGGGTTTGGAAAAGATTTCTTAAAAAATGAATAATATAGGTCTCTATATCCCAATAACCAACCAAAATTTAAAAATGCAGGTCTATTAACTATAATATTATCTGCAAAATTTAAATTAAATCCCCAATAATAGCCTGGGTCTGGAGGATTTCCGGATGCATCAAAGCGAGAAAATGTTATTTTTCCTTTAATCTCATCGTATGTTGTGTGAATTAATCTATAAAATTGAATCGATGGACTATATGGTTCATCATTTAAAAATATTTTTTCATTAATTGTTTCAACAATTGAATTAACATTATAATTGCCATCTGGTATAATAAAATCTGGGGGTGTAAATATACTATTAACAGATATATCATTAGTTATTTGATCGTATTGAAAAAATTCCACAGAAAATCTGTTAGTTCTTAAATACTGGGATACTGCATAATACGAATTTGTTAATTCCATAGATGATAATTTAATAGATACAACATTGTTATATGGATCATTTAATTCTACACTAAAATCTGATGGGCCTTTACTATAGTTATCTCTAAATTTACTATTAATAGATAATAATGATGTGATTGTTTCTCTCTCTATAGGATTTACTAAACCTTCTACGTATTTATTATTATTTGTATTAATTGAATGCATTTCCGGTATAGGTTGTTTAACTCCGCCAGGTATCAAATGCCGATTAACGATTGGCCGATTATCATCAATTAAATTATTATTAATAGACAATTCATTTGCTAATATTTCATTTGTTAATATTTCATTTGTTAATATTTCAATCGGTTTTTCTATTATTTTTTCTTGTTCTTGCTTATTTTTTATATTATTATTAATAATAGTTTTACTATTTAAAATTTTAAATGCTGATTTTGTATAAAATTCAATTAAATTATCTTTACTTTCAGGTAATGAACTATTATCTTGGTTTGTAATAATTGCGATTGATTTCGATAAATGTTTTTGTAATGTTTCATTATTTGTATTTTTTTCAGATATATTAAATATATCTAATAGATCATTAATTGAATAATTTTCGATATTTAAATCCATATTACTAATTAATTAGAAATAATATTTAATAATTTTTTATTAAATATTAATATTGTTTTTATTTTTATTAATTATTAAAATTAATAATCCATCACTTAATTGGAATATGCTAAGCCACCCATACCGGACATGATACGGAGGACATTGTAATTGGTCGCATAAACACGGACCTTTGCGGTGTTAGTACCGCCAACAGTCGCATTAGAAAGGACGAGCTGGAGAGTGGCATTGTCAATGCGCGAGAAATTGCAGGTGCCGGATGGCTGGTGCTCCTCAGGCCGAAGCGCGAAAGAATATACATTAATACCGGCATCGGGGTTACGAGTGTGGTGCTGGTAAGGCTGGACTAGGTCGAAATAAGAACCCTCACGCTCTGAGAAG